AGCATGGCAAGAAAAAATAGATAAATCATAATGGTCTCACAAATTAAAGTAAACGAAATCATCAAGCAGTCTGGATCGTCAATATCTATTGGTGAGTCGGGAGACACGATTAATCTTGCAGGATCAGCGTATGCTGTGGCTGCTAATACTCCAGCGTTTGCTGCTGTCTACGGCAGTTCGACAAGTGGATTAGCAAATGGAACGTATGTAAAATTATCTTTTGATTCTGAACTTTATGACAGTGGTTCTGTATATGACACAAGTAATTATCGTTTTACACCTGGTGTAGCAGGTAAATATTTTATTCATGCAAGAACATTAATATCAGCAGGCGGTACATCACCCAATCAAGGTAGAATTGCTATATATAAAAATGGTAGTATTTTTAATTATTGGAGGTGGACTAACACAGCGACTATATCTGATTTTAGTATGCAAATAAGTGCATTTGATACAGCCAATACTACAGATTATTATGAAGCTTATATTTATCAATCTAATACTGGTAGCTCTACTACTTTTACTATAAATTCTGGTACATCACAAACAAGTCTTTTTATGGGGTATAAAATAATAACATGAGCAGTGAAATAAAAGCAGATAAGTGGTCCCCCGCTAGTGGAACGTCCGCAACGATCGGTGATTCGGGTGACACGTTCACGGTCCCGTCAGGCGTGACCCTTGATACGTCAAGCTCGACTCTTACGTTACCTTCCAGTGCAATAACAGGTCAAACAGCGATTACTTCATTAGCAGATACTGATAAATTTTTAGTATCTGATGCAAGTGATAGTGGTAATCTTAAATATGTAGAGAAACAATATTTACCTAGTGGTGGTTTAGTTTTTATTGATGAAGTAACAGCTCCAAGTGATGTAGGTAGTGTAATTTTAGATAATGTTTTCACTGCTACCTATCAAAATTATTTGCTTATTGGAGAAATGACTCCAGCTAATAATAATGTAGAAGCAAGATTTGTATTTAGAACAGGTGGCTCTAGTGGAAGTGATTTAACTGCAAGTGAATATGCTTATTCTTTTGTGCTTGGGAAAGCAGATGTAAGTAGTTATAATTCAACACAGGCAACAGGGGCGGCTAGTTGTGGATTTGCACCTGATGTAAATGCTGACTCAACAAGAATGGGAGTTCGTTTAGCTTGGACAGTATTTGACCCAGTTTCAACTATTAGGACAACTATTGCGGGTACTGGTAAGTACACTCAATCAGATGCAAATTTTGCGAGTATTGTTGGTGGTTGTGATTACAAAGGCTCTACCTCAATAACAGGAATTAAATTTTACTTTAGTAGTGGGAATTTATCTCCTGCTCATTTTAGAGTATATGGAATAGTGAATAGTTAATATGACAAAAATAGCAATTAATAATGTAGTAAGAGAAATGACAGCCGAAGAACAAGCTGAACATGATGCAAGACAACAAGCATATATAGATGATGGTGCAAATAGAAAACTTACAGAAATAAAACAAATCAGATTAGAAAAACTAATTGAAACAGATTACTATGCTCTACAAGATGTAACGATGAGCAACGAGATGAAGGCATGGCGTCAAAGTTTACGTGACATCACTACCAACCACACGGATGAAGCAGCCTACGATTTACTATTAGCCCGTGATGATAACGGCAACCTAACCCACAGCATATGGAGTAAACCATAATGGCACTAACGAGACTTGGACCAAATCAATCGATTAACTTAGCGAGCAACGTTACAGGTGCACTGCCTGTTGCAAACGGAGGCACAGCTTTAACAAGTGGATTTAGTAATGGTATTACCGAAGCAGATATGTATAGAGTTACTACATCTTTTACAGGAGATGCAGAGCCTATCGCAAGTAACTGGGAAAGAGTAGATACAAATAATTTTTCAAAAATTGGTACTGGTTGGTCTGAAAGTAGTGGAATATTTTCAGCACCTTCTACTGGAATTTATCATATAAAATTTGGCTCAACTTTTTATATTAATGGAGATAATCTTTGGAATAATGTTAGAATAGCAACTACAACAGACAATAGCAGTTATGACATTTCCGCAGATGGTTTTGATGGGTCAAAATCTGCAGGGGATACTACTTATTGTAATGCAGTTACAGAATGTATTTTTGATGTTGAAAATGTTTCAACACATAAAGTAAGATTTCATACAAGAGTATATAATAACTCATCTACTACAAGTGCAAGTTCTACTGATAATGAATGTTATGTAACTTTTGTGCGTTTAGGAGATACATAAAATGGATAAAATAACAGGCAGACCAAATCATATTGAAGATGCTTTAGCTACAATACATGATAATCAATGGTTTACATGGACAGATAGTAAAAATAAAATTTATGCAAATTTAAAGCTTACTGAAAAAGTAGGTGTTGATGGAAACATTGTAGATAATCCGATAACAGAATTACCTACCGAAACAGCAGTTAATACAAAGCTTAAAGAATTACAAGACGCGTGGGACGCGGCTAATTCATAATGACACAGGATGTCAGGAGTGTATAATGACATTCTAGGAGACTAATTTATGGCGTTTGGTATAACAACTTTTGCAGAAGCACCTTTTTCGGCACAAGGCCAACAGAACGCTGTCGTAGCCGTATCAGGGCTGTCTCTTACTTCTAGTCTTGGATCAACAACCATTGGTCTAAACCCAACTATTACAGGCTTTAATCTTACCTCGGCAGTAGGTAACGTATCTTTACAAAATGTAGCACGACCAGGCGGTCAAGCAATGACTTCCGCTGTTGGTGGTGTTGGTATCAGTGCAGGTCATGTTATTGAGCCAGCAGGACTAGGTGCAACATTAGCACTTGGTACGCCAACACTTGAAGTTAGCACGCATGAATTAATACAAGGATTTGATTTAACAACGGCTGTTGGTACACCAGCAATTGAGATTAATGCAGTAGCGACACCGAGTGGTTTAGCACTGACCTCGGCTCAAGGAACAACGACACAAGAAATAGTTGTTCAGCCTTCAGGTTTATTTATAGGCACCTCATTAGGAGCTACCGTAGAAGTTGGTGATGCAAACGTACCATCCAAAGGGATGGAGATCACCAAAGTAGTTACTGTTGTTAGTACAGGTAGTGGTAATAAATACTTTATAGATGGTGTACAACAAGACACCTTAGAACTTAAAGAAGGTAATACCTATACCTTTGATCAGGCTGATTCAAGTAACTCTGGACACCCACTTCGTTTCTCTACTACACCTGATGGTACACATGGTGGTGGAACAGAATACACAACAGGAGTCACAACAAATGGAACACCTGGTAACGCAGGAGCGTATACAAGAATTAAGGTAGCTGATTCAGCACCAACGTTATATTACTATTGTTCGGTACACTCAGGTATGGGTGGTCAAGCAAACACCCCTGTCAATAATGATTTCCCTGGCCAAGCAGTAACATCAGCACTTGGAACGCCTGTTGTCTCTGCTACAGCGACAGTGCTACCACTTGGACAATCCATATCCATGTCTCTTGGTACACCAAGTCTATCGGTTAGCTCCGTTGCGACACCGACAGGGCTTCTATTGACCACGGAACTCGGCACACCAGCGATATATTCTTGGCGAGAAGTTGACGACTCTGAAACTTCAACATGGACAGAAGTTGATGATAATGCTACAATGAACTGGTTAGATGCAGCATAAATTATGAGTACATATTCAACACGATTAAAAGTAGAACTTATTGGCTCAGGAGAGCAATCAAACTCTTGGGGTAATACAACAAACAACAACTTTGACCAAGTTTTTGAACAGTCAATTGCAGGTGTGTACAGCAAAAACTTAGGAGCAGAGTCTAGTCCTTATACGCTGACCTCGGGTAACGGACCACAGACACAAGCAAACAACGAAGCAAGACAAGCAGCTATTGTCTTCACAGGACATAGTTCTGATTTTATTGTACAGTTTCCTGCAGTAGAAAAATTATATTTCTTACGTAATGCAAGTTCATCAAATAAAGTCACAGTAAGACTTGGAGCATCAGGTAATACTTTTGTTCTTAATCCATCAAGAAACGTTTTCTTAACAACAGACGGTACAAACTGGTTTGAATTACAAACACAAGGAAGTGATTGGTTAACAAAAACAGGTGCCTATACTGCTTTTGCAGGAGATAAAATATTTGTTAATACATCAAGTAGCGCATTTACTATTACCTTACCAGCGTCACCTAGTGTTGGTGATGAAGTAAGATTTTTAGATTTAGCAAATACATTTGATACAAACAATTTAACTGTCGGTCGTAATAGTGAAAAGATTGATGGGGCAACATCAGATTTAACAGTAGCAACAGAAGGTGCTGCTTTTGCGTTGGTCTATTCGGGATCAACATATGGATGGAAACTATTGGAGAAATAATATGGCAACATACGCATCTATTCGTTATAAATTTTCTGGCGCCAATGTTTCAGGCGTTGCACAAACAGCAAGTAATCTAAGTGATCTAGCTGACGCATCAACATCAAGAACTAATCTTGGTGTAGCAATTGGAAGTAATGTTCAAGCGTTTATTTCTGCGACTGCAGGAACTAATGCTAACGGTACAAGAACGGTAAGCACATCAGCTCCGAGTGGCGGATCTAATGGCGATATTTGGTATCAATATAGCTAATGCATAATGCCAGTATATGTTAAAGATGGTGGAGCTTGGCGTACAATAGATAGACTCTATGTACGTGACGGAACTTCTTTTACAAACCAAACAATAAATAATGTTTATGTAAAAAACGGTGGTACGTGGCAAACTGTTTTTGTTATTTTTGAAACGCCTACTTCTTTTACAACGGGATCTTCAGGATCAATTGCAGTACCTGCTTTAGCAAATGCTATACATATACAGCAAGCTGTTGCTGGTGGCTCTGGTGGATACAGGGGCGCTGACTATGATAGAGCTGGTGGTGAATCTGCTGGACCAGGCGGAGCATCAGGTGCTTTTATTTCTGATATGGTTTTTAATATAACAGGCGGTGAAACATTAACATTAAATGTTGGATCAGGTGGTGCTGCAGGGACAGGAACATATTCAGGTAACTCAGGAACTGGCGGTAATACAACTTTGTCAGGAACATCTTCAGGTGCTTTATTTACTTTAGGTGGAGGTGGTGCTGTATCTGTATCAGGTGGCGGTGTTCAAGGGCCTCTTCGTACAAATAATGCTAGTACAGGTGGTACACGATCTGGTTTTGCAACTCCTCGATCATCGGGAACAACAGTAGACGGTTTAAATATTACAAGCTTTCAGTCAGGACCAAGAGGTGTTTTTAATCAACAAGGAGACGGAGTAGGAGGAGATAATCCTGGTAACTGTTCTGGTGATAACTGTACGATTGGTGGTGGTGATGGCGGTGATCCTTATAGTGGTTCATTAACAACAGGTGGTACAGGTGGCGCAAATGGTAACACAGCAGGAACGGCTGGCACACAAGGTGGCGGCGGTGGAGGAGGAGGCACAGAGCCTGGATCTTCTCTTGGTGGAGCTGGCGGTGATGGTGAATTTATTTTTAGATTTATGAGGATTGCATAATGCTAACAAAATTAAATATTGCTCCTGGTATTGATAAACAAGATACAGAATACGGTGCAGAAGGTCGTTGGACCGATGCACAAAATGTACGATTTCATTATGGCTTACCACAAAAAATAGGTGGTTGGTCTACTATTATTACAGATACACTTATCGGTGTTGCAAGAGATCAACACACATGGACAGATCTCAATGGTGTACGGTACGCGGCCATCGGCACTGATAGAAAATTATATATTTATACAGAGGGTACAGCATATGATGTTACACCTATACGTCGTGGCCCTACTTCATTAACAAATCCTTTTACAACAAATGGTACCAACAACGTTACTGTAGCGGATACAGGACATGGTGCTCTACAAGGTGATTTTGTAATTTTTGATTCTTTCTCTGCCATAGACGGTCTGGACATGAATAATGAATTTGAAATTACATCTGTTACTAATGCAAACTCCTATGTTGTAACACATACAGATACAGCTTCTGGATCTACAGCAGGTGGCGGAGGCACAGGTAATGCAAATTATCAAATTAGTATTGGACAAGAAACATCGACCTATGGTTATGGTTGGGGTACAGATGTATGGAACACAGGAACGTGGAACACACCAAGATCTACTTCTACCGTAACGATTGATGGTCGTAACTGGTCTTTTGATACGTTCGGTGAAGACTTAATTGCTACCGTGCATAAAGGTAAAACTTTTCTTTGGGATACTTCATCAGGTACAACCACCAGAGCTGCTGTTATTACACAAGCTCCTACAAGTTCACGGTTTAATCTTGTTTCCATGCCTGATAGACATGTCTTTTTATTTGGTACAGAAACAACAATTGGTACAGCTTCTACGCAAGATGATTTATTCTTGCGGTTTTCCTCTCAAGAAGATTATACGGATTGGACTCCTGTTGCAACAAACACAGCAGGCTCCTTTCGTATTCAAGATGGATCAAAGATTGTGGCAGCAACAAGATCACGTAACGCGGTTCTTGTTTGGACAGACACTTCTTTACACGCATTACAATTTGTTGGTGCTCCTTTTACTTTCTCTCTTGTACAATTAGGTGGTGGATGTGGCGCTGTTGGTGTTCATTCTACAGTGGATATTAATGGTGTTGCGTATTGGATGTCACAAAATGCTTTCTTCCTATACGATGGTACAATTCGTAAATTACCTTGTTCTGTACAAGACTTTGTTTTTGAAGATTTTAGCGCGGCTCACCAACCAGAAACATATGCGGGTGTTAATTCAGAGTTTAACGAAATTACTTGGTTCTATGCATCAAATGGATCAAACTATATTGATCGTTCTGTTACATATAATTACTTAGAAAAAACATGGTACACCAATACATTAGCAAGAACAACATGGACAGATTATGGTGTCTATCAAGAACCCTATGCAACATTATATAGTCCTACAACTACAGCAACAACACCTACCGTATTAGGTGTAACAGATGGTGCCACAACGTATTATCAACAAGAAACAGGAACGGATGATAACTTAACAGCAATGACAGCTTTTATACAATCAGGTGATTTTGATATTCAAGATGGCCAACAATTATTACATGTTAGTCGCGGTATACCTGATTTTAAAAACCAAGTAGGAAATGCAACGATTACCATGAATTTTAAAACATACCCTAATGATACATCATCAACTACTGTCACCAGAACTGTCAGTTCTAGCACGACAAAATTTGATACACGTGGTAGAGGTAGACAAACAAATTTAAAAATTGAAAGCACGGATCTTAATGCAGATTGGCGATACGGTACACTGCGTTTAGATGTGCAACCAGATGGAGGTAGATAATGGCTAAAATAGCAACAACAAGATTACCAGATGCAACACCTGAGTATCAAGCAGATCAATTTAACGCTCTTATTCGTATACTAGAGCAGATTACACAGCAGTTAAACTTTGGTTTTCAACAAGATATAAAAGATGACTCAACAGCAAGGACGTGGTTCCTTGGTTGATATATTTAAAAGCGTTAGTTTACAGCCGCCGACAACGGCTAATACAACGGTATATACGGTACCAACAGGTGATTCAGGAGCCGTGCCTCCCGTCCCACCGACCACGACTATTATTAAAAGTATTATTATTTCAAATATTAGTGGTGGTACTGTTAATACAAAAGTAAGGATGTTGGACTCTAGTAATTCTAATTTAGAAGTGTTATTACATGATGATAATTTAAGTCATCCAGAGGTAAAAGAAATACTAACACATCCAATTGTATTAGAACAAGCGGATCAAATAAAGATTGAAGCAGCTACAGGTAATGCTGTTGAAATTTTATTAAGTATAATGGAGATAACGTAATGTCAGAAATAGGTAAAAAAGTACAAGACGCTGAAGTTATTGGTCACGAAGTAGTAGACGGAAATAAAGTTCCTGTTTTAAAACCAGAGGTTTGGGAAAAAGTATATTGCAATAGTTGTAATAATGAAGTGGACTCAGAAGAGTTAGCAACAGGTGATTGTAGCGACTGTGGTAATCCTTGGGCTTCAACGAAGACCAAAGATGTTACCAT